TGATAACGTTGAGGAGTATATCTCCAGCTGGTCGGAATGAATACTTCCTACTGACTTGACAATTACCTGGAACCATGGTATAATTGTATGGAAGAAAGCGAGAAATGATTATGAAAAAGACCTACGCAATGTTTACTCCAGCCGGAAATGCTGCTGTCCGTAATATCACCTTAGCCGCCAAAGCTGCTAAATTGTCCTGGACTACAGTTGAGGCTATGTTGACCGCATTGTCCTATGACTCACGTTATGCTGAGGCGCTGGATACGGAAGTCCGTGAATGTGTTTATGCCGAGTTGAACAAATCAGCCAAAACCTATATTCTGTAATTATGAAAACCCTTACCGCAAGAATAGTCCGCCTTTACCATGTGCGCGGCAGTGGTACACATGTAATCTTTCATCTAAAGTATCGTGGACAAATCCTCGAGGTCGTTGATGGTCGCGATGATCAACGTATGTCTAAACGGATTGCCCGTTATGCGAAAGACAATGGTTATACTCACACCCGATGGATTGGCCCATCTTGGTATACACCGATGCTGTGAGAACTTTCTTCTGACTTGACAATTCCACCAGTCCTGGTATAATAGAATTGTCGAACAGAGGGGGATGGACGGTGAGAGTGGGCGTCCATATAGTCTGCTTCTTGTATAGAAGCAAAATGCTCATATTTGCTTCATCATAAGAAAGCACCAGGTAACCTACGGATAGGTGCTACCATACTAACCAGTGCAATAACCATCAATGGATCGCATATCCGAAATCCTTGTCCTGGTTCTTCTTTAGAATCAACAACTTACAACCGCCCAAAACAAGAATTTATCAAAATTCAATTTACGGCCATTGCTTCCTGTCGGGTTTTGAATGGACCAGCGACCAGTGTCATACCTTCTTGGGCATGATATTGTTCCAGTGTCAATCGATTTTCATCTGGGCTTACAGTAGCATCCCAACGATGGTCATCCATTCTACCATCAGCCAACCGAACGCTGTACCAAACAAATCTAACGTAACTCATAAACTATCTCCTTCTTCCATACAATTATACCATGGTTCCAGGTAATTGTCAAGTCAGTGGATAGTTCAAACTTTGAGTATCAGGTTCCGCTTCATCACTTTACAGGAACACCACTCATTGTACCATCTGTCACTCAGTAACGCCTCAAACTGGAATATGTAATGCGTCTCCCAGTATGTGCATTCGCTCTTACTCTTACACAGGCGGATTATGTACCTCTCAAAATTCTCTACCCCAAGTGTAGCAACATCCTCTAGTAATACTTTATTTGATCCATAGTAGTCTTGCCAATCACTTGCAAGGCGGAGCTTCTTCCTCTTACCCTTTACTGTTCTATAGCCAGCTTTGGTGAAAAACTTCTTACCAACATACCGGCGCCCTGTCACCTTGTTTCGTATAACGTAGATGAAACCCCAGTGCCCGTCCAGCATTTCATCAGTGACTGGCTTATCACCGTCAATCGTCCATGCTGTCATCGGACTCCTCTGAAGGATTGTCTATGATGTACTCAGCGCAAAAAGGGCAATGGATCGGATCAGCATTGCAAACCTCCTCATCATAAACTATCTTGAAGGCGTTATCACAATTCTCGCATTCGTGCTTTATTGTATTCATGCATTTCCTCTATTATAACCATGAGGTATCGTCCTCATCGTGATATGTATGCATGTTATCTGTGGTGAGAGGAATGTCCAGCATCCAATCCGGATCCTCTAGGACGTATTCACCGGACCGCTCAAGTGCTCTATTCTTATTGAGGCGATTGGCAAAATCCGATGCGATGGACCTGGTGGCGGCTCCTTCAGGACTCGCGTGATAGGCCAATAGTTTCGCGGACTTCTGCGCCCTCAAGTCATCGGACTGTGTGCGTCTATTGCCACAGGATTGACCGCAAAAACGTCCTCTTTTGGTGTGGTTTACTCCACATACCGGACATGTTTTCATAATGCAATATTTATAGGAAACGTCAGTAGTGGAGTTGCAATGAAATAATATTGCATGGATTACACCAATATTGAAAGGATATTGCTATTATTTCAGTGATTGAGCTATCTTCTGTGCCATTTCCATCAGTTGGTTATACTCATTCACCATCTCTTGGTACCTATTTGTCTTGAATGATATACTGCTATATGTGGATGCTTCAAACTCTGCTTGTTTACCATTGATATAGTATTGAATAAGCTCTTGGACTTTTTTGTTGATCTCTTCATTTGTCATTTGGTTTTTCTCCTTTTTGTTTACCAGTCTGATTCGTCTGTAATGGATACTGTTACTGTGGTATCATAGTTGTTTATAGGTGCGTCTACACTTGCGGTGAGGATTGTTCCTATACCGGATGAGCTATCGCATTCTATTGTTACTCTTGGTGCATCTGGGAATGCTTCTATAAACTTTTGAATGTCTATTAGTTCTTGTCTGCTTAGGATGATTTTAGGCATTCTTCTATGCTCCATGGGTTGGGTAAATATTTACTCTGTTCTGGTGGTAGGATTTGTTCTGCATCGCCGTTGCGTCTGTTACTGTATATTACCTCAAACTTACAATTGTTTACTCGTTGATATGCTTCCACTACCTCTTTTACTGTATATCCATTACCACTGCTTAGGTGTTCTATCCTATTGGCTGGCGCTGTGATTGCTTTACTGATTGCTTCACATAATTGGTGGATGTGGATATAGTCACGGATTGCTGTTCCGTCGCGTGTGTTGTAGTCACTACCATGAATTGTGAATGGTTGGTGCTTGCGATTAGCTTCCATGAGATTATACATCAAGCCATCTTCATTCGTTGGCTTACCACCCAGTACATTATAGAACCGAAAGGTGGTGTATTTGGCTCTTTGTGCTACCAGTGCTTCCGATGCTAGTTTACTCACTGCATATGGGCTTGTTGGATTGGCTGCGGCTCCGGTGCTTGCAAAGATAAAATGACCTGCGATTGCTAATGCATTCTTTGTGCCGATTAAATTGGTTTCATAGTAGGACCATGGTTGGCTGGTGCTTTCACCGACTTTGACTTGTGCTGCTAAATGTATCACCACATCATAGCGTGGAAGGTACATAGGCATTGGTTCTCTAATGTCATGAATGTATTGTGTTGATAGTTTCACTCGGGCTGGTGCTATATCAAGCCCATGCAGTTGGTGCTCTGTGTGCTTCAGCAAATACTCCGACAGGTAACTGCCAATGTAGCCGGAGTTTCCGGTGATGAGTATCTTAGCCAATTTCAGTCCGCTCCTCTTGCACCGATTGGCTTACCGTGGTGTTCTAGGACCATCTGTGCTTTGGTCATAGCTTTGGCTGGCAACTTTGAATCAAATCTATGGCTCAACCATATGATTTCATAGATTTGTGTTGCTTCAGGTTTGAGATACCAGGTGCCGATGAATGAGCCATGGATTTCTTGGTGACCTCTGAGCATATTCGGATCACTAGCATACCGATAGGTATATTGCTCCAGTCTTTCCGGATGATTGCTTCTGATATCACGAACATAGTCCTCATATTCATTCCAAGTGCCTGCTATGATCCAATAGAATGGTTTAATCTTGTCGTCTATCATCTTCTCCACCTGTTACACCATATAAAATTTGCATCACATCCAGAATACAATCGTCCACTGGATTGTGCTTTGTAATTTCAAGGAATGAGTCCCACTTCGGATAGTCCACTTTCACATACCCATTCTTGGTACCATACAGAAAATCCACCGCTGTACGCACATCCCGCCATCTGTAGTGTGGGAACACATGCTCCAACTCGCATTGCTCAACGATATCATCCAGCACTAACTGATCCAGATTACCTCTAGCCCATACCCAACTGTCTGGTTCATCGTATGACCTAGCCCACTTGCACATTCTTTCATAGCCCTGTTCAAATGGTACATCAATCGCGGATGGCTTGAAGGACTTGATTCTGGTGTTTTCACACTGCTTGGCCCACCATTCAATGGTGCTTTTGTCGCTCTCACGTTTCAGGCGTTGAATTTGGTCCGATACACTGAATTTGGCAAAGAAGGTATTGCCTCGCAGTGTCTCGGGTCTTGGCTTGGTCTCAGGATCAAACCAGGTACAAGCCATTGATAGAATAACAGAATTGGATCGCTTGCCCAGCGTCTCCACATCAAACATAAACATTATTTACAGGCCCTTCCGCATTCAAATGCCGCTTTCAAATAGTCAATGACAATCTGCTTGGTCCGTGAGTCCTGGTCAAAATGGCTCAGGAGCCACTCTGATCGCATACTGAATCCTTGCAGTTCATTGAACCAGTCGTCAAACTCTGGATACTCATACCGTGTTAGAATGTTGCACTGTGATAGTGGACCATCCACATATTCCGAGTGGCATGTATCACACTCATAATAAAATAGGTTGTCGCTGAGTTTTATCTCCGCTTGGCCCTCGCCACAAACATCACATGTTCTTGTTTTCATTGTATATTTCCACGTTGTTCAAAATTGGTTCTTTTATTGTCTTACATAGATGCACGAATGTCCTGAATTGTTTGCACCATGGTATATCAGTCCGGATCACGTATACCCACAGTCCACCACGTATCATTGCATCAACAGGACCAACAGGCCCTGCATTACATTTGAATGCTATACATTGTTGTGGTTCATCATTAGTCAATTGACCATTGTGTGTTGCGCACCAGCGGTGATCGAAGTCGTGATTGGTTATCGCCTCAGTGATTTCAATCCAAGGCGGGATCGTATTCATGTATGCATTGAAATACTTCCAGTCATTGAATTGTGGATCAACCCATAACAGAGTCTTCATAGATAGTCACCACTGTATTGTCTGCGGATATATTCAAACACCTGCTTTTGGTCATACTCCCACACATCTGCGGGTGTCTTCATATCAAATGCATCATTTGGTGTATCCCACCACAGATTGACCAGCCGTTGATTGCCAAGCAATGGCATCAGTAACCGGTTCATTCTCTCAACTTCATCATCAATTCTCACAATATTCTTTCATCTTGATATGAATAACCTTTACCAAGTACAATGCCAAGAATGGTAATTGTTGTCAGTCTGTGTTGGTCATAATGAAATTCTTCATAGTCAAACAGCCTTGCATCAATACCAACCAGAACATACCAGTTTTCTTCATGCTCCCAATATTTACCACCATCAAGTGGATTGGGCGCTGAGTGCCACTTGATCCTATAGTTCCAATACAATGTTTTGTTTAGTAACTCAAAACGAGGTGTGTATTTCATGTGACTATTATACTTCAAAGAAAATCCCGAGTCAAGCTCGGGATTGATTGTTTACCTTAAGATATCAGATATTTTAATACATTTATACAGATAAAACAGTAGGATCCATCAATGTTATCATGTTGATGAATTTTACCGCATCGTCCTCTTCAATGAAGTAACGTAAGAATGTCTGTCCTGTGTACTTGGACACGATGATCAATAGAATATCAGAATTTTTGTGAACGGAGAATTTTATAATCCATCCGTTCTTTAGTGCAGGCTGGAAGTATGAGGTGTTACTTCTTATTTCCTGCAAAAGCAAGTTCCGTGCTTTCGATGATTTTTCTTGCATTCTTGGTAATTTCGTCTGCTACATTGGTTAGTCCATGTAAGTATGTAGCATATTCAGTACCTGCAAATTTCTTCAGTGCATCAATGCCTGCGTGTGTAGCAGTTGAATTTATTTCAATAGCAGCAAGTGCTAGTTCTTTGAATTTAGTATTGTCCATTTTGTATCCTTATTGTGAAGCGATTGGCGCTTTGCTGAATAGTTCTCGTATCTCAGCGATTGTTGATAGAATTGTTTTTAGCATGTTGTATGGTGACCTCGTTAGTGAGCAACACCATACAATTATATATCAGAAAATGTTGAATTGCAACATGGTTTTACTAGACTACCTAGTCTAATCGTTGCTCATTCAACCATTCCGATTCACCAACAAATTGTGGTGATTTTTTAAGCTGGCGCTGGGCTTCCCATAAAATCTGGTACAATTTCTTCTTGGCTTCAAATTGTGTAAAGCCATCATTATTCATATCACGTATATACCATCCAAGGTCTTGTACTTGCGTCAGTGCGGATTTATTCATATCAATCAATCTTATAAGCGGTACGTAGAATTTTCACTTGATCATTTGGTGCTAGGTATGCACGAACACGAAAGGTGCGAGTAGCACGGGCATGGTCTTCAGTCATAGTAAACTCAGCTAGTTTGTTTTCTAGCATGTATTTCGCCATTTGCTGGATCAAAGATTCTTTTATTCTTTCTTTGCCGCCGATGGTGTCCAGCATATCAATTGCTTCCATCTCAGACATGGTGTGTGTTCCAACAACCATTTTGCCACCGATGGGATAGTCATATGAAGTGAACGTCACATCATTCATCTTTGTTCCTCAAAACCATCATCATAGCAAATGTCAGTAAGAACCACCAACCGGACCAATCATGCACAGCAACAAGCCATGCTGTGCCCGCAACAATTGCAAAATTGTATATCAGTATGGCAATGCCTAGCATGGTCTTATTCATAGCTTTTTAACTTGGGCCCAGCCAATATCACTTGTTGGGCGTGTCATATGAATCGTGCCATCACTACATAATGCAAACAGAATCACCTGCCCTGTGTTGGTGCTTGATGCTGCGATCTGGATAGCTTTGCGATCCAATTCTTTTACTTTTTCTTGTTTAACTTCAGTTACCATTTTCTTCTTCCTTTGTTTTGAATGCACGAATTACGTCATACACGCCATCGGCGGTTTTGTCAATATAAATCTCTGGCCCAAAGCCAGCATACTCAAATTTGTGATCCCCAACCAAATCAAAGGTGTCAATCATAATTTCTGGTTCACCCATCACTGAGTGGTACTCTTCATCATAAGAGTAATAGAGGTCTTCAAGTTCGCGGATTAGATCGATTAGCTTCATTTTTGCAGTCACACTTTCTTCCTTGATTACAATCACCAGTACAGTCAGTATACATCATTTTTCTAAAAAATGCTATGATGAGCGATATCATTTACCAAACTCTTTCAGTAAGTCCTCAATGATTTGCTTTTTGATACCACCAATCATACCATGATCATATGTGGTAAATGTTTTCTTCTTGCACGATTCCTCAACTGATCGGATAACTTCCTCAAGCATCCTATCATATAGGCCTTGAAGTTGTTCATCATACAGTGAAGACCAATCAATGTTATCCGGACCAGGACCATAAGATTCATCAGCCCAGAATATAAATCCAGCGTCTTTCGCTAGTTCTTGAAGTTTTTTGTTTAGTGTCATAGTGGTTCCATTATAATACAAAACAGGGCAGTTGTAAAGCTGCCCTGTTCATTTTTACCTTATGCCCAAACATCATCCCAGGTGCCGGACAATGCACCTTTAGCATAGTCCGTGCTGCGATTTTCGAAAAAATTGGTATGCGTAGGAGCATTGATCATCTCTTCCACCCATGGCAATGGATTTTTCTTGACCTTGAAAATGCCTTTCATACCCAAGCCAATCAATCTGCGATCAGCGATGTATCTAATGTATTTTTTCAATTCATCTTTGGTCAGACCTTCCGTCGGTGCAATACCGAAAGCTAGATCAATGAATCTGTCTTCCAATTCTACCATTTTCTCAGCGATGGTATAAATGGAGCTTTTGAGTTCATCGTTCCAAATTTCAGGATTCTCACCGATGTATGTCTTGAAGAGCTTCATCATGTTCTCGGCATGCATCGTTTCATCAACAATAGACCAAGTAACTATTTGGCCCATGCCTTTCATCTTACCATGGCGAGGGAAGTTCAACAACATAATGAATGAACTGAACAACTGCATACCTTCAGTGAATGCACTGAACACCGCAATGTGTCTCGCTGTGTTTTCTTTAGTGCCATTCCTGTTTGAGATATCTAGCACATAGTCATGTTTGTCCTTCATTTCCTGATATGCTAAGAATTCGTTATAGGTTGTCTCTGGCAATCCAAGAGTTTCAATCAAGTGACTGTATGCAGCCACATGCAATGCTTCGCGGGCTGCGAAGCCCAACAACATCATACGAACTTCTGGCTGTGGAAAGTATGGAAGATAATTCTTCACATAACCACCAGCAACGTCAATGTCACCCTGTGTAAAGAATCTAAAGATGTTTGTGAGGAACTTCTTTTCATCTACAGTAAGGCGTTTCTTCCAGTCTTTGACATCCTCCATCATCGGACATTCTGTATGCAACCAGTGACTCTGTTCGTGTTTCAACCATGCATCGTAGGCCCAAGGATAAGAAAATGGTTTGAACGAACTGCGTTCATCGGTTAGTTTTGATTCTACATTTTTCTTTGTCATTCTTCAATCCAATTTTTCAACTTATCTTTTGTGGCTAAACCAACCATTCTACGAACTTCAACATGTTCTTCAACCATCACCAGCGTAGGAACTGATCTGATTCCATAATCAACAGCCAACTCAGACTGTTCATCAATGTCAATGACTTCAATCGGTAGATTGGTTTCAATGTCATCTAGCAATTTAGCCATAGCTTTGCATGGTTGGCACCATGATGCGGTGAATCTCAACACTTTTCTCATATCAGCACCATGATGTTTTGGCTTCACCGTAGTACTCACGGGCAAAACCATTTGTGATTAACATTTGACGTAGGCTCTTGCCGTCAAGTAAAATGTCACCCAAGACACGACCACCATATTTGTCCCAAGCCATCAACACAACTTGGCGTTTCTGTGATGCATTGATTTGTGCTTTAGTGAATGCTGTTGCAGCTTGACCACGGGCATCTTCACTTGGGCACATTGCACGGTGTCCCTTTTCAGGTGTATCAACACCGAATACACGAATACTCAATTCCTTTTTCAGTGGATCTGGCAACCAGTTAGCTTGAAATGCTACGGTGTCGCCATCAATTACTCTGGTTAATACTGCATCATATGCAACACCAGCCTTTTCTTTTTGTGCAAAACTTGCGATTGCTGTTAGTGCTAGAATAGCACCGATTATTACTTTTTTCATTTTTCTGTTCTTTCATACATGAAGGTATCAGTATCACCTAAAGCCCATTTAGCTTCAGTTTCTACTGACCATCTTTTGGTTGATACTTTAAAGTCTGGATATTTTAATTCACGAGGATTACTCGATGGTTCAAACACAATCATTCTATTGTTGGGCTGACATGCAAATTGACCATTATCGCACTTGATGAAATTGTAGGACTTATGGTCTTCAACGTCTTCAGACATACCAGTGTCTATAATATTGAAATCTGGATGTGCTGAATCTACAGTAAACATATATTCACCATACATCCAACCACCAGACTTTGTTTTGAATTTACATTTCATTGATTGAAGCTGTGCTTTCTTCAATATAGTAATATCATAACTCAAACAGTCCCACAATTGCAAGTAGTCCAATGGTAATGGCTCACCTTCAATTGGTTTCCAGCAGTATGCACTGATGGGTAGCTTGTCATATAGGGCACCATATTCATTCAAATATGATTCTATACGAAATGCTTGACCTCTCAGTGATTTTACACTAACCCACCAGCAAGGAACAAGCTCACCGAATCCTTTTTGAAAATCATAAAGGTATTCTTTGCGAATGAAACACTTGACTGTGGGTAAATTTGCAATTATATGTGACATATTATTGACAAGCTAGGCATTCATCACCACCAATGATTGCACTCAAGTCCAATTCTTTGATGATTTCGCGCTCAATGCGCTTTGATACCTTATCTGCTTTAGCCAACTTCTCACTGCGGCAATAGTACAGAGTCTTTAGTCCACGTTTCCATGCTAGGAAGTGGCAAGCATGGATATACTTGATGTGTGCATCTGGACGAAAGAAAAGATTCAAACTCTGTGCTTGATCAATATATTGCTGTCTATCTGAGGCGTGTTCAATAACCCAACGTTGATCAATCTCCATAGAAGTCTTGAATACTTCACGATCATTCTCACTCATCCATGTTAGGTGTTGTACTGAGCCATCGTTAGCAATGATAGATGACCAAACTTCATCAGCCCAACCATCTGCATGACTCTCAGCTTCTTTCTGAATGATCTTGTCTAACCAACGATTCTTGTTCAGTGAAGAACCACTCAATGTGTCTTGACGATAAGCATTTGCACGGTATGGCTCAATAGATGGTGATGTATTACCCATGATGATTGACGATGATGCATTTGGTGCAATAGCCCACATATGGCTGAATCTACGACCTGTACCTACAGCATCTGGTGCCTCGCCGCGTTCTTTACCCAACTCAAGATTGGCAATAGCGCCCTTTGCATGGATGTTCTTAAAAATCTGAATGTTGTAAGATTTAGCCATCACACCTTCAAATGCAATTCCCTTTTTCTGCAAGAATGCATGGAAGCCTAGTGCACCGATGCCAATGCTTCGTTCACGCATAGCTGAGAATTTAGCTCTAGCAATGGTGTCTGGTGCATTGTCAATGAAGTATTGCAAAACGTTATCTAACATCTCTGCGATATCACGAATGAATAGTGCATCATCTTTCCATTCATCATAGTATTCCAGATTCACAGAAGACAGGCAACACACAGCAGTGCGCTCTTTGTTCGTAGGAAGAATGATTTCGGAACATAGATTGGACTGATTAATCTTCAAGCCCAAGTCTTTTTGGAACTGAGGCATTTCACGGTTACTGGTGTCAATAAAGTGAATGTATGGCTCACCTGTCAGCATACGCATTTCAAGAACCTGTTGCCACAATTCTTTAGCTGATACTGTGTCGCGAATTGTGTTATCATGTGGATCACGGAAGTGCCAACTGTCATCCGCATTTGGATCCAACATAGCTCGCTCAACCAATTGCATGAAGTCATCGGTGATATTGATACCATGATGCAAGTTCAGGGCTCGCATGTTGGGATCACCAGTAGGCTTTCTCATATCCAAAAATAGAGGAATATCTGGATGGCTAATATCAAGATAAGCGGCATAAGAACCACGGCGAGTACGGCCCTGCCTATATGCGAGGCTTGATGCATCATAAGTCCGAAGATGAGGCATGATGCCAGTAGACTTGTCATCAGCAGAACGAATACCGAGTCCAATTCCAATACCTCCACCGAGCATACTCAGCCAATTTACCTCCGAGAGACAATCCACCAGACCTTCTGCGCTATCGTGGAGATATGGTAGAAAGCAAGAAATAGGTAAGCCCCTACGGCTACGACCAAAAGAAAGGATAGGTGTAGAATAACTGAGCCAATGCTTAGAAGAATATTCATACAACCTCTGAGCATGTTCTTGATTAGATCCAAAAGTTTTGCTGACAAATGCGAATCTCTCCTGTGGTGACTGTTCTTCATCTTTCATGTAGCTTTCTTTGAGGCGCTTCCTACCTAGATCATCAAATAGATTATCCCGAGAATAATCCACCCTAATATCGTGAACGATACTTTCCATCTTGTCTCCTGTTATTATTTTGATACGAACTCATGTGCTAAGGGAAATACCTCAGCGATCACTTTTGCAATTTCGATTGCGATTTCTCTATGCTCTTTTTGTGTTGCTTTTTCAGAGCGGACTTCTATGTAGTGAATGAAGGAACGCAGTGTGCCATTGATGTACATACGTGACACAGTGTTACCCTCAGGCAATACAGCCCTAGCTTGCTCTTTTGCGATACCATTCTCAACAGCCCATGTATAGGCTTTCTTTGCAGCTTCAATCACATCATTCTGCATTGCGATCCACTTAGCATTCAGTGCAAGATCATCAGTCTCAATTGAGTTTTGACGATTCTTCAAGTCCTGTAGTCTTGCTTCACGGAATACAAAATCTAGGTCCTTAGTAGGATCAGCATAGCGTTGGCTAAATTCCTGAAACGAGAATGAACGATGGCGCAAAATCTGTCGTGCGATATCGCGGGTAGTTTCAACTTCAACACATGCAGACACCATTTCAAGAGGACTCCAGTGCTTATTCTTGACCAAGTAATTGATCAGCTTTGCGGAGGTTTCTGTGTTCAGTTGGTTTGCAGGATTTGATACTCTTGCACAAAATGCAATTAGTTCTTGCATATCATACAAGCCTTCACTGGCAATGTCTCGGGATGGTTTACTGTAGCTAATCAGTCGCGCTTTCATTTTATATTTTCTTCCAATAATTATAGTTGATTTGTGCTTCAATACCCTTGAAGGTGTTATTACTTATGATATCTTCTATTTCATCAGGTGATATCCCGTTCATGACCATCTCATTGATATCTTTGCCGTCTACGGTGTCGGGCCATACAACGATGTTATGACCCTGCTTGATTGCATCGCCCATCAGATTGACAATTTCCTTATTTCTCGGTTCATTGTCATATATCAGGACAGTCTTTTCAGCATTCAATTGCTTTGCGGTGATGGACAAACTGGAGTCTCCAGAGCCAACACAATTGTTCAAGAACAGCGAGTCAATCGGTCCTTCAACAACCTTTATGAGTTGAGATGTATCTATGCGATCTAAGCCATAGATTAGTTTGTTTTCACTGGTATTTGTCTTGATGGTGACATATCGCAACTTGTAGTCAGCAGTCACTAACGCACGACCAGAGACACCGATCAGTGCATTATACGAATCATAGAATGGTATGATTAACCTTGCATCAGCAGTGATCTTATCTTTGCCATGCTCAGGATATACCTCATCACAGAACTTTTTATAGTTTGCAGTGAAGTATATATTTTTGTAATGCTCAAGTGGAATCTTACGATTCTTCAGATATGAAACACAGAAATGCTGGTCGGGTAGTTTATCACATCGTTCAGCATTATCAAAAATCTTTTTTTCTACTTTACCAAATCTGGTCACAGGAACATCAAACAGCGTTCGGCGAGTTGCTGCGCCATTATATTCACCGGACTTGTATTTTTCTAGGACATATTCTTTGTGGATGGTACCATCAAGCCGCTTGATAAAATTACCAAGAGACATACTTTCACCACAGTTATGGCAAAGGTAAAAAAGACCATTTCCGCGTCGGTAGATATACCCACGCATCTTGGCCTTATTTTTGTGTGAGTCCCCACATAGAGGACAACGGACGTTGAATAGGTAATCAGACTTGCGCTGATACTTATTAAAACGGTGTGTGATTCGTTGAACGAATGATAGATCGGTGGACAGACTCATAGCTATACATTATATACACATCCACCAAAAAGTCAAGTCAACTGAATAATTTACCTAATGTTTTTGTGATAATTAGGTAAACAGTGATAGGAGTTTTTCTGAGTGCCCAGCCACCCAACCGCCGACAGCCAATCCACCCGCGGCCATCCAAGTCCAACGATCCTTCAAATTTTTAAGTGATCTAATCTCTTTAGCTAATGATTCATGCTGATCACAGGAAGCATTATACATTTTTTCAAGATCGGATTTTAAATCATCGCGTGTTTTATCAAGACAATCATGCATGTCTTTTACATCCACTTTTAATTCATCAAGTTTCTCACTGAGGTTTTCAACCTTGGTCTCAACGATACCAATTCTTTCTACGGTGGTGGCCATGATTTACTTTTTCTCAGGAACTTTGGTGCCTTCAAGTTTCTTATGAATCTTGATTGTCTTGCAAACTTCTTTTACTTTACCAGTTTTTGCATCTTTTTCTTCAACGCAAACACGTTTAGTTTCCGGCTCTTTGTCTGTTGCATATGCTGGGCTCAGTGCGATGGCCAGCATAATTGATGCGATGAGTTTTTTCATAAGTCGTTCTCCGTTTTCTTATTTATAAATGCAAATTTCTCTGATGCTGTGAAGCCAAGACCAGCCATTGCTAGGTATATCATGCCCTCAAACATGTATGATTCAACTTGGTAGCCCCAAAACAGGTTAGCAATGAATGCGATACCACATAGCATAAATGCTAGAAAAGTCACAACTCTCTTACTACTAAGAGTTTTGTTGTTTGAGTCGTCTAGCATTCCTTTTAGCATTATAGTTCCGGCTGTGGTGCTGGTGCTGGTGCTGGCTTGCCGCCGAAGCCAACAATAACTTGACCAGCTGGCATAGGTGCTTCAACGTTGAATGATGGTTCTGTTCTTGCAACAGGTGCTCTAACAGGCTCAGCTTGCGTCTTAGCAAACTCAACAGTATTCTTAGCTGCTGAATTGGCATTGTCTTGAGCTTGCTTCATCATAGCAAGTTTAGCATCAGTCTCTTCTTTAGTGCCACCAGCAAGCATAATGCCAGATAGTGTACCAGTCAAGAAAGTTGCAATAGGAACAATCAACTCAAAGAATTTTTGGTCAATTGGGCTGATAGCATTCAGTGGTTGTGTCACAAAAATTAGTGAGTACAACACAACAAACACAATACCAGTTAGTGTCAGTGCAAGACATACGCCGATGAAAAACTTCAATCGGGCCATCAATTGCTCTTCAGTATACATTACTTCATTTTGCACAGGCTTCTCCTTTTGTGGGCGTTGGGCAAATTGCAGGCGCTGGCGCAACTGCTCCAATAACATTTTTATTTTCATCTAGTGGTCCTAATCTAGGGTCTCTTTGTCCCTTAAATATATGCTGAGGACAAGTTCTTGTCACATCACACGTTGGCAATTTACATATTTCTTTGTCCCAGTTTTCTGGATTTTGGCATGGGTAACGAAATCTATCACCACCAAAAATAGCTAATGCTATGGGTATGAGTAAAAATACTCCAAGCCATTTGAATAGTTTTACATCACGATTCATCAGTGTGCTCCCAAGACATGCAGTGCATGTTCATAATGCTTGATACGATCTTCAAGACCGATAGTACCACCGTTGATTCGTTTTGTCAATGTGACGATATCACCTTTATCGGCCCACTGATTCAGATTGTTTGTTTCCCAGAACCAGCAAGCTGATTGTGCAGCACCTTCAAACGTCAACAGATACTCGGATGCATCTTCTACTGAAATTTGTAGAGACTCAGCAAACCATGTGTAGTTGCTCTTGCCTGTCAATTGAATCAAGCCCTTGCCTGCATAGCGCCAGCCATCACCAGTTTCTGGTGCACCATTGCCCATACGATTAGCGTACACCAGATTAGCAATAGCTTCTTGCTTGTTTGGCTTACTTGCATACTCGTTGGCCATGGCATCAGTCGGAAAATACTTTGGAAAAATCTTGCGTAGAGTTGGCGCACGATAATTCAGATTCTCTCTGAGTACCATGAAGTTACCGGACTCATGGGCACATTGTGCGACAAAAGCCGCAATACGTTGTGGTGTGTTGATATTGTAATCTGGAAATAACTGTGATAGCGCAGAATGCCAGTTATCAATATATGGATTCTTCGGAAGAAGTTTTTTCAGTTGGTCTTTTGTTAGTTCCATTATTTTACACTCTCAAATATTATTTTTTGTTTATTGTACCATTCTATCCATGCGCTTGTCTTGACAGCACAAACATAATATTCAGTGTAATTCACAGTGATTGTCTTGGACACATCGCTCAATTTTGGTTCGCCGTCCAGCTTCTTTAGATCAGGACATTGTTCCATCATAACTTTGCCTGGTGGTTCAGGAAATTTTGCTGCTACTGGCACTGTTGTTGAACAGCCCATTAGTAGTGTCATCACACAGCACAACATCAATGTTTTCATTTGGCTACCTCAGCAGCTTTGTTGTGTGCTTCCACAAATTCTTTTGGTATCACACATCGTTCATCATATTTGACAACTTCACGATCTATGTATTGGATAACATCTTTGCCGCGATCTTTGTAATACTCACGCTTGACCACAACCTTTTCAACAATCTCTGTGTTGACTTTAGCTGCGGCTACTTCCGCGCCGGCAATCTTGAGTTCAAGTTCTTTGACTCTTGCTTCCCATTTTTCATTATTACTGATAGCACCAGCCATGTAAGTGCCAAATGCTATCAGAATGATGGATGCTATTTGTATTGGAGATTTATAGATGTAGATGGCTGGAATGAACTTCAACACAAAAGTTGCAGCAAGACCTAACACACCAGCAAAAAAGCAAGCATAGAAAATCCAGCTAGGAAGCCATTCCAAAATCCACACTTTAGTTGCCTCTACCGTATCTCAGATAGACCATAGCGCCAGTTTGTTCGTCTTCTAGAACAATGCCTTCTTTCCAGTTGGCATAGTCTGCAATTTCTTTGGACACATCAGGATCACCGAGATATGACTCAAATCTAGCGCCCTTGCGCTTGAGCATCTTAGCCATGACAAATGACTTTGATGGTACAGTGAACACGGTTGAGCCCGCAAACTTCTTACGTTTGATACCTGGTTCAGCTTGATTTGGAATATTAGGGTTTGGCACACCAATACCAGCTACATTACCACCAGCTACAGAGTTTGTTGGTGCATCTTCTTTTATTGTCATTTTATTTCCCTAAGAACTTCAGCAACTTTCAAGTCCACAGCTATGTCGGATGATATAATGTTCTGTCCTCTGATACCTCTCACAATACTTGGCATGTAGTTTAGAAACAGCAAGTATGTTTTGAGTGTATGATAATCTTCTTTGTGTATGCGATAAAACAACAATCTAGTTGCAACCTCAACACCAAAAACATTATACAACACTATCAGGTGATTGATGACAAGACGCTCACGCATCTCACCCTCTTTTCTGTACCTATAGAACAAGCGTTTCAAATAATTGAACCGCTTCATGTCTTCTTTGAACTCACTCATAATACAGTTAGGCTTATCATAAGCCTTGACTGCATATAGTAGGACGTTCTCACTGGTCAAATCATCAAAAGACATTTTAGCTTTCGTCTTCCCCTTCAAGTTCAGACATTGCTTGTTCTACAGCACTTTCATCCATAATTTCAGCATAAAAATCATAGTATCCATCATCCGTTGGATAATACAGAATATACAGAAAACTATCGCCAGATAAGTGTGTTGCTAATTCTTCACCTTCAGTGTTCAAATCATAAAGGGACTCAAATGCGATTCCCTCAAGATAAAGTATTTTACGAATCTTTGCGATACCAGATTCTGGTGTCAAGACAGGCTGAGTTAGCTCAACCATCAACATCAGATTGAGGTTATTCTGTGTCACAGGATCGATGGAGACTTCATCTCCACCTTCCATTGACTCTGTGATGAATTCTTTGAAATTCATTAGCTATTTGCAAACACTGCGTTTTCGGCGTCTGCAACACCACCAGTACCGATGCTGCTCATAGCAACAAGAGTCTCAGTGTGTTCACGACCAACACGACCACCCATGGTGATTGTGATTGCTACGTTAGAGTTTGGCACTGCGCTAATTGTCGGTGCAGCCAAGTAGTTACCGCCAGTTGTCAGTGTGATACCAGTGATTAACTTTGCACCGTTTGTAACGATTTGTGCATTAGCTGATGTATTGCCTGTGCCACCACCAGTGAATGTGATGTACAAATTACCATCAGGTGAGTATGAACTTGCGTTCGCTGAGATAGTTGCAACAGGACCTGTGCCTTGCTTTACAACAACCCAACCCGCGTGTGCGCCTTTTGGATTAGCTGCAACGCCCTGTTCGGTGGTATCAACACCGAAGATACCCACAGCTTGCTTATCAGTAAATACACCGATAGTTGTGTTACCGAACAATGTTGCTCCGGTTGCATTTTTAGTAGCGGCAACGCCTGCATGTTTTGGTGCTGCGTTGCTTGAATCTGATCTTGACCATAGTGCCATTTATGACTCCTTTTGTTATTGTTTATTTATGTTTTGATAATCTGTGATGAAAGCTCGGGCTCAGCTTGAAATGTATCAGCTTTCTCTTTGCTAGATGACTTAGAATTCTTAGCCAAATCTTTTACGATGCCAGCAGTCTTAGATAGTGATCGTCTTGCTGGTGTGCTAGTCTTTTCATAAGAATCTTCTGGTTCTTGCTCTTCCTTTAGCCCGGCCTGTTTACGTGCTGCCATCTTAGCAAGATGCTTGACTCTAGACATTGCTGTGTGTTTTGCACCAGACTTGTCTGTTGTCGCTTTCTTTGTGTTTTTGACATAAGGACCATCAAATGGAACTTCTTGGCGTTCTTTGCCCAAGTCTGTTGCAGTTTGTTCAGCAGTAATGATAGTTGCTGGCTTCATAGGCTTCTTAGCTGGACCAGATGTGAAACGACCTGCGTTTGGATTCTCGTTGGAGTTGCTAGTTTGACCAACTTCTTCCGCCACACCTTCTTTATTCAACCGTTTTTCAGCACGGTCTAATCCGGCAGCACGCATTGAAAATTTGTGGTGTGCTTTGTTTGCAGTTTTTGGATCATTGTCTAGATAGGCTTTGCCAGTGATGGTAGATTGTTTATCTTGGTCTTTATCCGCTTTTTTAGCGTAAGAATAAACTGTGTCTTTGTTCAATTCAGAAAGATTATCCTCCGCCACAACACTCTCAGCTTTGTACTTCTTAAACATATCAGTACCTTTTCTTGGCGCAAGACCTTGTGTGCGATATGCAGCAGCAGAAACAGCAGCGTATCGTTTTGTCTTCTTACTCGCTTCAGCGTTCGTGCCAGCACCCGGCAATTCTCTTGCGCTGTCCATTGCTTTATTGACATAAGAGCCAAGAGTTTTCTTAGACAACTCACCAATCTGCTCAACTTCTTCTTTCATATCATGCTTCTTCTTGAGATACTTTTCAACCT